GGTGCAAAAATACTGCAAATTTGCAACTTTGGCTGATACTCAATGAGTTATGAAGGTTTTGACTGCAAATATGGTGCAACTTTGTGCAAATTTGGTATTTTCGGCTCCTTATGGGTAACTTTGTGGGTAATCTAAATTAGATTTTGCTAGATGGCAAAGGGAAAGAAAACAGGTGGAAGAGTTAAGGGTTCGGTTAACAAGGTTACCAAATCTATACGGGAGCATTTCGCTACCGCCTTCGATTTATTGCAGGAAGATGACCAACACAATTTGACTGCATGGGCAAAGACAAACCCAACAGAATTCTACCGCTTGGCATCGAAACTAATCCCGACAAAAGTGGAGGCTGACATTCAGCAACCCGTCCAAACCATTATCCAAATTATCCCAGACCCAAATAGCGCTCCCATTGCCGATTGAGAAACTTTGTACTGCGTGTGGAAAACTAAAGTGCAGGTTACAGATGGACTTTACAAAAGAATTTTGCCATCTTTGTATGACCAGAGCCGAACGCATGAAAATACACTACAATTTTGCTACACGCAGTAGGCCTACAAAAATGACTGCTGCCATTGCCACCATTAAGGCATATTCGCACAAAGTAGATTATACAATCGGCATAACGGTTGATGACGATGACGATATAACGCTGAATAGTACCCATTACCTCGAATTGCAACAGGATAAGAACATCTACTTTACACATGGTAAGAGTGAAAGTAAAGTACACGCTATCAATCGGGGTATGGAAGGATGGAAGGGCGATATAGTTGTCAACATGAGCGATGACATGAGATTCCTTGTTCCAGGTTATGACATCAAAATAATTAATGCTTTCGCTGATAATCTTGACCAATTCATTCACTTTCCGGATGGCAGGGTTAACCATTTGTTACCTACCATGAGCATAATGGGGCGAACTTACTATGAGCGGTTCAACTACATCTACCATCCGCAATACTTTTCCCTGTGGAGCGATAACGAGGCAATGGATGTTGCGAAGAAGTTGGGCAAGTATAAGTATGTGCCGGAGCGCATTTTCGATCACTACCACCCTGCATGGACGGGTGAGCCTATTGATGCCCAATTACGGCACACGCAAGGTTATTACCACATTGATGAGCAAACATATATCAAGCGGTCAGCCGCAGGATTCCCAAATCATAATGTATGACCCTATCAATTCTAATCTGCACCATACAAGGCCGTGAAGGTTATCTCACAAGACTATTACAGGAATTAGTGCAGCAAAAGGCAAAGTTGCCCATTCAGATAACCGATGAAGTGGAGATCATTGTCGAATCGGATAATGGTGCCATGTCAACAGGGCGCAAACGTAACTATCTGATAGGTAGGTCAACAGGGAAGTATATCGTATTCGTTGATGACGATGACATGGTTGCACCCACCTATATTGCTGATATACTCGAAGCAGCCAAGCAGAATCCCGATGTTATTGTGTTCAACGGTATAATGACAACAAACGGCAAGGATGAGCGTAAATGGTACATCAGTAAGGAATACGGCTATGAGGCGAAGGATGGTGCTTATTACCGATACCCTAATCACATTGTCCCGGTGCGCAGGGAGATAGCCATAAAATTCCCTTTTCAAGATATAAAGATAGGGGAAGATTACCTGTACGCTACTGCGATGCACAATGCAAAGGTTCTGCAGACAGAGGTGAAGATCGAGAAAGAATTATATCACTATCAGTTTAGAACGAATAAGTAATGAAGTACTACCACTCCGGCACCTATGAAGCCATTAACGTAATAGAAGCGTGGGGATTGAACTTCTGCTTGTGTAATGTTATTAAGTATGTTGCACGGGCTGGGCGAAAGACGGATAATCCGATTGAGGATTTAGAGAAAGCGAAGTGGTATATTGAACGGGAGATTGAAAAACTAAAATAGAAATAACATGGCACAAAAATTAAGAAAAGCAAAAGTCCGCCCTGCTAAAAAATCAAAAAACCCATTTGTATCGTCGGTATTAAAAGCGCAAGCAAAGGCATTTGATAGTGTAGAAAAAAACATTTGGTTCAGTAAACAATAAACAAACAATAACATGGCACAACGTATAGACAGGTCAAGTGTGCATAAAAAATATGACGGACATTGTGGTTATTGTGGAAAGTTAATAAAACTAAAGGAAATGCAGGTTGACCACATGAATCCTTTATGGTCGGCTAAAGATAACACAGTACATGATTTTGATAACCTTATGCCATCATGTAGAAGGTGCAATCACTATAAAAGAGCAGACAATGTGGAGCAGTTTAGGTTATCTATGAAAGGGCTGCATAAAAGACTTGAAAAAATATACATTAACAATGTAGCCGTTGATTATGGAATGATTGATATAAAGCCATTTGACGGGGTATTTTATTTTGAAAAACTAAATAAGAAATAACATGGCACAATGCAATTTTTTTGACCCATTTGGTAACCCAAACGCTGATAAAATAAAATCAGCATCAACAACAAATAACATGGCACAACAAAAGACAGCTGACCCTAAGTTAATTGATTCTATGGCTATGAGATATAGACATGATTTTGGGCTTTTAGAAGAACCACAAAAAGAATCCATACGAACTACTATGAAACAATTGTGGGAAGAAGTAGTTGGATTGGGATTTTATAAAGATGAACAATTCGGAATTTCCGAACACATGACACAACAACAGACAGCAGTAGAATGGTTGATTTCACAACTTTACATATCAGAAGATTCTATATGGTTTAAAGAAATAAGAGAACAAGCCAAAGAAATGGAAAAGCAGCAGATAATTGATGCCTTTGATAACGGAGACAATTGCATTGATTTACCTGACGGTGGATTTGAACAAAAATATAAATCAGCCGAACAATACTACACCCAAACCTACGGCAAATGATAACCATTACTGCGACATTCGAGATTGATGAAGCGAAGTATTACTTTGAAGGGAAAAAAGTAAAGGACTGGTTTACTCAAAAGATTGCATCTGGTGAACTTGTAGCGTCTATTCATTATAAAGAAGTAAAAAAAAGGGAAATACACATTACAAAGGATTATAATGGTGTGCCAACGACAGTAACAAAGACAATCCCGGAATACATTATACTTGCTGAAACCATTAAACTCAAAGTGCAATGAGATACAGTCAAAACAACGAACAAGATGTAATAGAGCAATACTTCCGCACAACGGGAGCATTCCTCGACATTGGTGCCAATGATGGGGTTACGTTAAGCAATACCTATGCCCTGCAACTCAATGGGTGGGGTGGGGTACTTGTTGAGCCGAGTGAAGATGCCTTCAACAGGATTCCACCCAATGACAAGGTTAAAGCCTTCAATGTGGCTATTGGTGTAGAAGATGGCACCTGTACCTTTCACGAAATGGGAACACATTTGAACAGGGGCGATGTATCGCTATTATCCACCATTAAGAAATCGGAGATGAAGCGTTGGCATGGTACGGAGTTCAGGGAACGTATGACAGAGGTATGGACTTACAAGACGTTAGTAAAGAACTCACCATACAAGTCATTTGATTTCATTTCTATTGATGCGGAGGGTATGGACTTTGAGATACTCGAACAGATCAACCTATCCGGTACACAAATGGTGTGCATTGAGCATAATGGCAATGCTGACCTGTTCCAACTCATTAAAGAGTACTGCAATGGGTTCGGACTGCACAAGAAATTATTAAACAATCTGCATCTGACTTTGAACAAGCCAAAGAAATGGAATTTAGGCATCATGGGTTGTTTCTACATTGGGTTATAAAACACTACTCTACTGAAACTGTTGACGGGATGTTTGCATGGGTAGATTCTATGGGAAAGGAAGTAACAGTTAGAGAAATATTAAAACACTATTATAAAGAAACCAACCGAAAATGATACATATACATCCGCTAAATGACATCAAGGAGCATGATACATCTGATAAAGGAAATACTTGCCATTGCAATCCAAAAATAGAATTAGAATCGGGTGAAATGATAGTTGTACACAACTCTTTTGATGGCAGAGAGGGTGTTGAATGGGCTAATGAAATACTAAAACAGAAATAATATGGGCAAGGTAATCACCTCCCTATCTTCCACAGGTAGGGAAAACTATAATGAAGCGATGTTAGGACTTATCCGGTCCATCAATCGCAATGCTCCCGATTATGACACACACCTTCGTAGTGTGGATGGCTATGTGGATGAATACCAGGGTAGAAAAATACTGCAAGGCAAATGGCCGAAATCAAGCAACTACGAATCATGGTCGCATCAAAATATGCCGTATCAGTTTAAGCCAGTAATGATTGCCGAGGCATACGAATTAGGGTACCGGAAAATTATATGGTGCGATAGTACCATTCGAGTAATGAAGAACCCTGATCCGTTGTGGCAAATTGCAGCCGAACATGGTATTGTTGCGTGGAACAATGAAGGGCATCCGCTTCATAAGTATATTCCCGACCATCAATTAGAGTTCCTTAAGATTGAAGGGTACGAATCAGTAAAGCAGATGTATCAGATTATGGTCC